AAAAACTATTAAGAAACTGATATTAGAATAAGGGTTGTAACTTAATATACACACGAGGTTCATGGTTAAACCTCTAAAAAAACAAGGAAAAAGAAAAAGAAAAAAGCTAAGAAGGACGAGTAATGTTAAAACAATTAAAAAAATATTTAATAGATTTATCAAAAGAAATCTGTAGTGAAAGTACAAAAACTGCAGGAGAAATTTGTGATAAAACAAAGAAAGTAAATGCTGACTTTGTTAAAGCTATAATGGAGAGTATTTAATGGCTGACGCAGTATCAACACAAACGATTGCAGATACCACTGGTGTAAAATATGTTTGTAAATTAACTAACATATCAGATGGAACAGGTGAAACATTAATCAATAAAGTTGACTCTAGTGAATTAACTTTTATGTCCGAAGATGGCAATAGAACTATTGCTAGAGTCTATTGGTCAGTTAATACTGCTAATACAAAATCAGCAGTAGAATTAGTTTGGGATGGTGCAACGAATGCCACGGCATTAGTATTGTCTGGTCAAGGTTTTATGGACTTTAGAACAGATGGAAATAGTATTCCAAACAACTCAACTACTCCAACTGGCGATGTTTTGTTAAGTACAAAAAACTTTGCAAGTGGAGATAATTATACGATTGTTGTTGAGTTTAGATAATAATCCTTATAAATAATAACGAGAGATAGATTAGATGAAATTAATCACCGAAGAAATCCAAGACGCACAATACATTGTAGAAGAAGGTTCCAATGGCAAGAAAAACTATGCCATTAAAGGGGTTTTTATGCAAGCAGATGTCAAAAATCGAAACGGTAGAGTCTATCCAAGTGAAATTTTACAAAGAGAAGTTGTAAGATATAATAGAGAATTTATAAACAAGAATAGAGCATTTGGTGAGTTGGGTCATCCAGAAGGTCCAACTGTGAATTTAGAACGTGTAAGTCATATGGTGAAAGCTCTCTATCCTGACGGTAAGAACTTTTTAGGAGAAGCTAAAGTTTTAGATACTCCTTATGGAAAGATTGTGAAAAATTTAATTGACGAAGGCGCAAGACTAGGTGTTTCAAGTAGAGGTATGGGAACACTATATCAAAAGAACGGCGCTAATTACGTCAAAGACGATTTTTACCTTGCTACGGCTGCAGATATAGTTGCAGACCCATCAGCTCCAGACGCCTTTGTTGAAGGCATTATGGAAGGCAAAGAGTGGGTTTGGGACAGCGGCAGATTAAAAGAGCAAGATATAGACAAATTAAAGTTGCAGATTGTACAGGCTAAGAGAACACAACTGGCTGACGTTAAAGCCCGAGTATTCGAATCTTTCCTTAAAAACCTGTAATTTTATAAATAATAACAACGGTTATTAACACCGTTGAAATTATTTTATATTAACCATAAACAAGCATAAAGGAGCTCAAAATGGCAAATAATACAAGTGCGGATGCACCAAAAAGAAATGCCACAGCAGCTGAACCTATGAAAACTTTAAGTACGACTATTCAGGATGTAATCAAAAAAGCGGTTACTTCTCCGAATGATCCAAAAATAGATTTTGCAGTAGGAGTTAACCACATAACTGGTGACGCTCATCAAAAATCTGCAGGTACAGCCGATGCTGGTCAAACTTTGAAAAACTCTTATATTCCTGAACAAGACGAAAAGGAAAAAGAAGTAGTCAAAGCTAATACAGATGATGAAAAGAAAAAAGAATTGAAAGCGAATGCTGAAAAAGAAAAAGAAGTTAAAGAAGGTGAATTACCACCTGCTTTAAAGAAAGCAATTGACGCTAAAAAAGACAAAGAAGATGTTAAAGAGCAAGACGAAAAAGAAAAAGAAGTAGTTAAAGCTCAAGACGAAAAAGATGATGAGAAGAAAAAAGAATTGAAAGCAAATGCTGATGCTGAAAAAGAAGTGAAAGAGCAAGATGAAAAGAAACCAGAAGAAATCAAAGCTAACGCTGAGAAAGACGCTGAGAAAAAACTTCAAGCTCAAACAGATGATGAAAAAAAAGATGTGAAAGAAGATGAAGAAAAAGATAAAGAAGAATTGAAAGCGAATGCTGATGCTGAAAAAGCAAAAGAATTAAAAGCTCAAGAAATTAAAGATAAAATAAAAAAAGTTGATGTCAAAGAAGATGTCAAAGCTCTTGTTGGAAATGAATCTGATTTATCAGATGAATTTAAAAACAAAGCTTCTACAATATTTGAGGCTGCAGTAAGAAACAAACTTGCAGATGAAGTTATCCGATTAGAAGATGAATACGCTGATAAAGTTAAAACTGATACTGAAACTGCTAAAAACGAAATAGTAGAAAAAGTTGATGGCTACCTTAATTACATAGTTGAGGAATGGATGAAAGAAAATGAATTGGCTGTTGAAAAAGGACTTAAAAGTGAAGTTGCGGAAGACTTTATATCTGGTCTCAAAAAGTTATTTGAATCTCATTACATTGATATTCCAGAAGAAAAATACAATGTTATTGAGGATCAAGCTGCTAAAATTGATGAGTTAAACAAAAAACTTAATGAATCAATTGAAAAGAACGTTGAACTTAACCAAGAGAATGCTAAACATACTAGAGATGAAATCCTATCGGATGTCGCTTCTGATTTAGCTGATACTGAAAAAGATAAGTTTAATGGACTTGCTGAAAACGTTGAATATAATAGTGCTAGTGATTTTAGAAAGAAAGTAGAAACTTTAAAAGCTTCTTACTTCCCTAAATCTAAATCAATAGGTGATGAAGTAAATGATGTGGCGGGTACACAAGATAACATCGATTCTGATATAACTGAATCAATGGCTGCATATACCGCTGCTATAAGTAAACAAAAGAAACTGGACATTTATAATAAAAAATAAATGGACTTTTTAGTTAATTAACTAGGAAAATATTAAGGAGAGATTAATATGTATTTATCCGAAGCTATACAACAAAAGTGGCAGCCAGTTTTAGACCATCCAGAACTTCCAAAAGTTACGGATGGCTATAAACGTGCGGTCACGGCTATGGTGTTAGAAAACCAAGAAAAAGCATTAAAAGAAGATGCTGCATTCCTTTCAGAAGCAGCTCCCGCTAATGCAACTGGTTCTAATGTCCAAAACTGGAATCCTATTTTAATTAGTCTTGTTAGACGTGCTCTACCTAACTTGATTGCATATGACGTATGTGGTGTGCAACCAATGTCAGGACCAACTGGGTTAATATTTGCTATGCGTAGCAGATACGCAACTCAAGCTGGAACAGAAGCATTGTTTGATGAAGCTGATTCTGATTTTTCAGGAAGAAACGCTGCTGGAAGTGCCACAGGTGGTTATAGTACAACTGCTCACGCTGGTTCTAACCCAGGAGTATTAAATGATGGATCGGCTGGTACCTACACAGCAGGTACGGCGATGACGACAGCTGCTGCTGAAGCTCTTGGAGATGCTTCTGGAAACGCATTTGCTGAAATGGCTTTCTCAATTGAGAAGTCAACGGTAACTGCTAAATCTAGAGCTCTGAAAGCTGAATACACTATGGAACTTGCTCAAGACTTGAAAGCAATCCACGGTTTAGACGCAGAAACAGAATTATCAAATATTCTGTCGGCTGAAATTTTAGCAGAAATTAATAGAGAGGTCATAAGATCCATCTATATTGGTGCTGAGTTCGGTCAAGCTGATAATGATAACTCAAATGGTGCAATCAACACCACTACTGCTGGTATCTTTGATTTAGATACTGACTCAAATGGTAGATGGTCGGTTGAGAGATTTAAAGGCTTAATGTTCGCAGTTGAACGTGACGCAAACACAATCGCTCAAAGAACACGTAGAGGAAAAGGTAATATAATTATCTGCTCTTCAGACGTTGCTTCTGCATTGCAAATGGCTGGTGTATTAGATTATACGCCTGCTTTAAATAACAACTTAAACGTTGACGACACAGGTAATACTTTCGCTGGTGTGTTAAATGGTAAATTCAAAGTTTACATTGACCCATACTCTGCTAACCTTGGCGCTAACGCTTCTCCAACTAAACAATATTATGTTGTTGGATTTAAAGGTGCTTCACCTTATGATTCAGGAATATTCTATTGCCCTTACGTTCCATTACAAATGGTTCGTGCTGTTGGACAAGACAGTTTCCAGCCCAAGATTGGATTCAAGACCAGGTATGGACTTGTTGCTAATCCTTTTGCTGGTGCTGGTTCTGGAGATGCTATAACTGCTGACGGCTTAACAGCTGCTAACAGCAATAGATACTACAGACGGACACAAGTTGCTAATATCATGTAAAGAGTTATTATTCTTCATTGAATAATAGACAAATTTAAAGGGCGATTGGGAAACTGGTCGCCCTTTTTTTTGTACCAACTACTACATAAGGTT